GCGCATTAACGTTGCTTATTGACGGTGATGGTGGTACGACAGTGAGCGTTGCAGGTATCGGTGCAATTAACGTTGCTGCTGGTAAAACAATCGTAGTTCCAGCTACTACTGGTAGTAAATTAATCACCCTCTCAACTATTTCAGCATATTGCCAAGGTGTGGTTACACTTACTGGTGCGGCTGGAGCGAAGGTTCGGCTGATTGATTTAGGTTAAAATAAAATGTACCGGTAAGCCCCCTAGATAGGGGGCTTTTTTAATTTGGTGCTATAATACAAGATATTTAGGGGCGAGCATGGAAGCACTTACAGAGATCGGGCAGATAGGCGTGACAGACGCGGAAGGTAACTATTTTATATTCAATCCATCTTTTAAAAATATCTCTAAAATTGGCAATCCCAAAGAGATTGTTCAGTATTTCCACTGGCTACATAGTAAGCACATGGGATTAATTGCTGCTATGCGCGTTATGCACAGCTGCTGTGAGCATGATATTTATGATGATATGCTTGTTGGATGGATAGACGGCAACAAAGACAGCGCAACATTCGATCAGCGTATTGATGGCAGTATTCCAGATGCAGACCTAATAATTCTAGCCCGGTCACTTATGACTGATGGCATTGCTGGTAGGGCTAAGCCTACTGGTAAGTCATCAGAAGGTAAGTATAGCGATTCATTCGACGCTAGCGAGTTTGTAGACGCTGCAATGGTTCACCTTGGCATTAGCGCTGCTGATGCTTGGCAATTGACTATGACGCAATTTCAGCGACAAATTGAGATGAAATTCCCAGCTAAAAACAAAGTCGATATGACTGAAGATCAATATAAGAAAGCCAAAGCTGAGCTTATGGCTAAACGAGAAAAGGCTGGTCTATGAGCGAGAATGTTGGTGGGATTGAGTATGATGTAAAGTTTGAACTGTCAAAAATGCTTGATGGTGAAAAAAAGATAAATTCTACTATAAATAATGTATCAAGTAATTTCAGCAAAATAGAATCGGCTGTGAAACCGATGGCTGGTTTAATATCTGCTGCATTTGCTACAGCCGCATTAACTGCTTTTATTAAAGAAGTAGTAACTGTTCAGCGCCAATTTGACATTATCAATGCTGGTCTTGTCACTGCCACTGGTTCTACATTAGAGGCAGCAAAAGCTTTTAAGGTTTTGCAGGATTTTGCTGCAACTACACCCTATGACTTGCAGCAAGTAACAAAGGCTTTTAACCAACTTGTAAACTTGGGATTAACACCATCTGAACGAGCCTTAACCAGTTATGGCAACACTGCGTCTGCTATGGGTAAAGATCTAGGACAGATGGTTGAAGCGGTAGCAGATGCGGCTACTGGTGAGTTTGAAAGACTAAAAGAATTCGGTATTAAATCAAAAGCTGAAGGAGATAAGGTTTCTTTCACATTCCAGAATGTAAAGACAACCGTGGGTAATAATGCTAAAGAAATTGAAGAATATCTAACAAAGTTAGGAGAAAACAAGTTTGCTGGTGCAATGGAGCAACGCGCAGCTACGCTTGATGGCGCTATTTCTAATCTGGCTGATACATGGGGAATGTTGTTCCTAACTATTTCTCAGTCTGGAATTGGAGATGAAATCTCTGGTATGGTTCGCGTTGCTATCAATGTTTTAGGTAATTTACAACAAACAATTGAAAATGAAACAACTCAGTCAGTGGTTGGTTTAGATAAAGAATCTGAGGCACTAAAACGTAATAACAACATTGCTAAGTGGTCTGCACAGACTATGGAATCATTAGCTGGATTTGCCGATTTAATACAACTTGTATGGGAAACAGTCAGCGTTTTAGGCCGCAATGTAGCTTTTGTTTTTCAGGGTATAGGTTCAGAAATAGGCGGCATTGGCGCACAAGTAGCGGCATTGGCTCGAGGCGATTTGACTGGTGCAATTGCTATTGGTGACGAGATGAAATCAGCAGCAGCGGCTAGACGTGCTGAATTAGATGCTGCTGATGCTAAGACTCTAGCAGCAAAAGAAAGCTGGGGCGATAAGATGCTAGCCACTGCTAAACGTATTAGAGAAGAAGAAGCCAAACCACAAAACACTACTGATCGTCTGGCACAATACGGTAAAGGCGGAAAGGTAGAAAAAGGGCCAGATAAAACAGCAGAAGCTGAGGCTAAGAAACTAGCAATGCAGCAAGAGAAAGGCTACCAAGAGCTGCTACGCCTTCGTTCAGCGGCTGCTACTGGCTTGGCTAAGATTGATGCGCAAGAGCTTGACGAGCTGGACAAAATAAACAAGCTTAAGTTTAAGAATACTGAGCAATACGAGGAAGCAAAGTTTCTTGTTGCTCAAAAATATGCTCAAGATCGTGTTGCATTCCTTGAGTCTGAATCAGATAAAGAGGTTGCCATTCAGGAGAAGGTGCAAGCGGCTAATCTTGAAGCGAGAAACAAGACGATTGATGTCACAACAAAGTTTCGTGGCCTTGATCCGGTAACAGCTCTTGAAGATGAATATAAAGCAAAACTTGAAATTGTAAATCAGTATGAGACAGAGATGGCCGCTGCTGGTGTTAATGCATCTGCAGAAGCAACAGCAACAAAATTACAAATAGAAACTGATTATAATATTGCAAAGCAAGAGCTAGCTATTCAAACGTGGGAAAAGCAAAGCGAGATCAACCAATTTACTTTGGATGCGCTAGATGCATTTGGGTCCGCGTCAGCATCGGCTATTGAGGGGCTTTTAACTGGAACTATGAACGCTCAAGAGGCTATGCGTCGCCTTGCTTCATCTATCCTAACCGAGGCAGTAGGTGCGATTGTACAGATGGGCGTTCAATATGTAAAAAACTCCATCATCCAAGATACAGTGGACACATCGCGCAAGGCAGCCGGGGCGGCGGCAATGACAGCAGCGGCTTCCGCTCAAGTCACGATGATGACAAGTATGGCGGCAATGAATGCCTTTGCTGCTACTGCTGCTATACCATTGGTTGGTCCAGAGCTTGCTCCTGCTGCTGCTGCTGCTGCTGGCGCTACTGCTGCTAGTTTAGGCGCGGCCTCTATTTCTGCTGCGCCAATTGCCGGTGCACGTCGTTATGGCGGCGCTGCTTATGCTGGTTCTATGTATCGAGTCAATGAAGGCGGTGCACCTGAGATGTACACTGCAAGTAACGGCAACCAATACATGATGGCAACTGCAAATGGAAGTGTTACACCGGCAAATGATATTGGCGGTGGTGGTGGTGTTACAATCAACGTTAGCAACTATACCGGCGCGGATATTCAAACAACCACTTCCCCAGATGGTAAAATGATTGAAATAGCAGTACGTCAAGCAGTGCAGGCCGTTGGTGATGGGCTTAGATCAAACACTGGCCCCGCATGGGATGGCTTAAAGGCCGGTTCAAATACACAGAGTAAACTATGACAATAATCGCTTATCCAGTTGGTTTGCCTACGTTCTTATTTGCTGGTAAATCACGCAATCAGCCCGCACAATTTACTGAATCAAACCCAAGGCGCGGGCCTTCTTACACTCAAAAAATAGGCTCAGATATGCCTGTTTTTTGGGATGTTACATTTCGTTTTAATGAAGATGATGCACAGCGTTTTCAGTTATGGGTTAAATTATCTCAGTACCTAGACAATGGACTAAATGAATTTATTCTACCCATCAAGACAGAATTCGGCCTTGTAGATCATACCTGTCGGTTTTTATCTACTAGTTTCTTAGATACAAAACAAGATAGTCAAACATCATTTACATACAACGCCACAATCATGGCGCGTAAATTGGTTGTTCCTCAGTCCTACCTAGATAACGGCGATTATATTGTCACACTGCCAGATTGGAAAACGTATGCCAGCTTGCTGGATGTGACGATTAATCAAGAATGGCCGACTGTTGAATACATTGATATCGTTAAAGATGGTGTCTTGCATGAAAAGGCTATATTTACGCGAGCTAGCAGCGGGACCACTGAGATAACACAAGGTACATTCACACAGGCTGCTGTCAATGAGCCGCGCTATCGCTGGTCATATGGCTATAAAGAGCTATTAATTGAAGAGGGTAGGACTAATCTTGTTTTCCCGTCTGATGTTGGTGTAACACAAACTAGAACAGTAACTTCTACCGCGCATACATTGTCATTTAAGGGAACTGGATCAGTTGCATTATCAGGAGCCAGCATTGGATCATTGGTTGGTACTGGCATAAATAACCTTGTTTCACTGACATTTACTCCTAGCGCTGGTAATTTAACGGTAACTGTCACTGGATCTGTAACTGAATGGCAGTTAGAGGCTGGTAGTTTTTATACTTCTAGGATTGTTACCACATCTGCATCAGCAACTAGGGATAAGGACTTTGCCAAAATAAACAAAGTTGACTGCTTAATAAATGCAGGTATAGGATCTTTTCTTTGTGGTTTTTCTGCAATAGATACATCAGCAATAAAAGTTATTGTTGGGGCTGGTGGATCACAAAGCTTTTTATATCTATTTGTTAATGAGCGGCTTAGATATACAGATGACTTAGGAGCAACGGCAACAATTGAAACAACAAATAGTGCTTTTTTAGATAGAAGAAATATGGCGTGTGTTTCATACGGAAACGATGGGATATTGATGTCAATGAATTCAGGAACAATATCTCAAGGGTCTAAGATATTTTTGCTTACTGACGAATTTATTTCTATAGGTTCTAGGAATGGTGGCAGTATGCAAATTAATAGTGGAATATCTACCATGCGTTACTACCTACGTAAACTATCTGCCTCTGAAATGCAGGCACTTACATCATGAACAAAAAAGAGTTCTGGACGACTAAAGTCAATAAGCCTGAATACTTCACAGTTGATTATTATCATCCTGATTTTGGTTATTATCGGCTAGTAGATCATCAGTTTAATTTGGTAAATTTAGGTGGAAATGATTATATTCCTTGCAGTATGAAAATTAATCCACCTGAAATCAGTAAAGATCCTGTCAGCTCTTTTTCTGTTTCGTTCTCTAGATACGTGGTAGGAAGAGAGTTAAAACAGGCACTTAATAAGGTTTCTACCGCTGGTAAATTTATTCCAATTAAGGCAACTTATACACACTGGATTGGCACAAGTATAGAAGATATTGCGTTTACCATTGATCT